CAAAAACCAAAGCGCGGGAGCGGGACAATGAGAGATCAAAGGAAATCGAGACGGTGGCAGATCGCGCGCGGGCGGCTGATGATGCTGGCAATGTCGATAGCCTTGAGCGGCTGCGGGCTGATGGGCATCTCCGAGACTGAGCGGACGATCTGCCGGGAGCTGCGCTCGGACCTGCCAAGCTACAGCGCCAGCGATAGCCCGGAGACGCTGGCCGCTGGCGCGCGGTTCATCGCGGTGTTTGATGCTGTGTGTCCGGGCTAGTGTGGGCATTCTTTGAGCGCCATGCGACCGGCCTCGGTGATGCTGTAGTGCCAGTATTCCCTGTCAGCCCCGTTCTTTGGACACAATTCCCGGTCAACAAGCGGGACCTTCATTGCTAGCATCTTGCGCAAGCATGTGCCGATTGCTGCGACCGACGCTATCCCCTCAGGGTCAACAATCTCAGATGAAAACCGCGACCCTTTCTCAAGTTCTGCCAAGCAAATGGCGCGGGTTCTTTCTCGAATGTGGTTCTTCGCGCGCACGAATTTCCCTGCCTCTTGGGCCATCGCTTTAAGCAGCGCGTCGTCGGCGGCGATTAGTTCGGTCATTGTGTGCATCACTTTTTCTCCAGCAATTTTTTGGTTACCTGTGCAGTGAGTGTGTCGAGGTAGTCGTAGGCAATTCGACTGTCGTTCATTGATGCCGTGACAATCTCCGTTGCCATTCGGCTCGTTGATACTGTTAGCTGCATCGCAGCTCTGCCTGCTTCCGCTGGGTATTTTCTTTTCAGGTTCATGATCCCATGCCTTATGCTTGTGTGGTCATAGCCGAGCGTCTTTCCTATTTTTGAATAGGACCAGCCAAACTCGTGCAGGATATTCCACGCGTGCCATCTTGCGGCGACGACATGTTGTTCCCTGCATCGCCCTTTGATTTCCCATTCCGGTATGCCGTGGTGCTTTGCCGCTGCCTTTATGGCTATGACTGAGGGTCGCGCGGCTTCCCATTCCTCCGCGGATAGTTGTTTGATAGCTGCGTGATTGTGCGTTCTTGCTTCCTCTTCTTTGTGTGCCATTGGATTTTGTTTCTCCTAAGATACTTGCTGAGGTTTGCTTCACTGGTTTGAAGGAAGGCTGCCGCCTCTCGCTGTGTCATGCGATGGGCCTTGCAGTATTCAATGATGAGTCTCCGCTCCTCCCTGTGCCGCTTGGACATCTCGTCCCACTTCTCGACTGTCAGGTGCATTGGTTTCTCCATGCAAAAAAGGCCAGCCCCGAAGGGCTGGCTTGAAGTTGGCAGAGCGTGTCAGGAGAATGATTCATTGTGTCAGAATGGAATGTCATCATCAATCTCTAAGTTGACGGGAGCATTATTGTCCTGATGCTTTGGGGAAACAGAGATAGACATGTATCGCTTGCCGTCTTTCTCTTTCTTCCACGCTGCCATGCGCCACTGGACTGCGTGTTCGAGCTTGTCCATCGGGCCCGAATAGTCCGGTGCATTGGCGGATGCGTCTGCCTCCTTGGCGAACAGCGCCCCGACTTTCTGGTAGACTTCGATGATGTTCTTTCCTGATTGCGTTTGGTTTTTTACAAACACGAAGCGGTCATCTGTGCCGTCCACGTTGATCTTGCCTGACAGGATCATGGCTTGTGATTCGAATGGCTTGAACATTGCGCCACGGTTGGTGTCGTCGAACTCGGTCATTACCAAGGGTCCTTTTCGTTTGTGGGTGCGGTGTATTTGTTGCCGTCCATCTCGCCCAAGAACACGTCGGCGTTGAAGCCAAGGTGTGACAGGGCTTTGGTCAGTCCGTCTGTGACTGCCATCTTCGGCGCATCTTCGGACATGCGGTCCTTGGCTACGTCGTAGAACTTGCGGCAACCGGGGAAGGGGCCGTATCTCTGGGCTGGGTTTTCAGTCCAGACGCTAACATGCGCCACAACGGCGGTTTCGCCATTGGACAGGTTAATGAACTCTGTCGATGCGTCCCATCCCCAGCCAATACCAACGGGGCCGAACTGTTCCGTTGCTGACCGGACCTGATACTGCGGGTCGATTGCCGTAAACTTTCTGGACCCGAAGCTCACTTGCTTCAGGTACTTTGGGTTTGACTTTTGGACAGCATCCCATAGCTTCATGTTGTCAGTCACTTGCTTTCTCCTTCTTGGCTGTAAAGCGAAGGCTTCCGTTTGCGCTGCGCTTGATGCTCAGCTTGTCATTGAAAACTTCACGCTCGTTGTCTGCGACCATCATCTTCAGTTGTTTCTTACTGGCTTCAAATAGCTTGGCCGCTGGCTGGTTCTCGATGTAGTCGATGGCGAGTGAGGCGAACTCGTTGTCGTGTGTTGCATCACGAATGACCATCTCATTAACCGGCACTGAGTTTGTTGACGGTGCTTGGCTTGGGTCAAGATCATCCGGGCGTTCATCGCGATCAACGTAACCCCAGAACTCTTTGACCAGCGCCCACATAGAATTGAAATAGCGCTTGTCGTAGCTGACACAGGCAGACTCCCACTTGTTGTTGCCGAAGATGACAGAGAGGAAGCAGTGCCTTGCGTTTGAGATGTGCATGTAGAGTTGAATCTGCGGCATGTAGTAGCTGGTCACGTTGTCCATTGAGTTGAAAGCGTTGGTGTGCTTTGCCTCAATGACATCCCCATTATAGACCTTGCCGTCGATGGTGGCCTTGGCCGGGACACCCTTGATCGTTTCGCTTTTCTCAAGCTGGTGTGCGTAGACAGTTGTGTCTCGCATCTTCTCGAACCAGTTGAGGTTGAAGTCCTCGGTGAGAACTCCGAGTTGGACGGCGATGTTGTCTGAGAGATCGTCGGGTTCTCTGCGCCCCGTCTTGATCTCCCATAGATCAGCCCATTTGCCTTGAGCGATCAGCGTGCAATCACTGCCGCCGATAAAGCCTTTGCGTTCCATTAGTATTCTCCTTCTGTGCTGCGCTGTTGCCGCGCATGTGCATCAATATACGGTTGTAACTCAACCAGAGTCAAGTCGGTCTTGGTAAGAAGCTCCTCCATTGCGTGATGTTTAAGCCAGAAATCAGAGATCGCCTGTCCGCTTCGCACACGGGCAACTGTTACTCTGAGGTATGTCGAGGTATCAGCCTGCTGAGTTGGCGCTGAGTGGCTCACTGAGAGGCTCTTCGCCACATTTTCGCAGGCTATCTGGAAGTCACGTGCCGGTGGCAGTGTCCTTGTGCGCGATTGCCTGACGATGAACTTGGTCAGGTTCTCCAAGTAATATTCAAAGTGCTTGGAGTCTGGCAGTGAGGCGTTGACTGTCTCTGCCACGTCAGACAGTGCTGTCTTTGTGTCGATCCCGCTCGGTGGAGTGAAGCGAGTGAGCATCTCTGACTTGATCCACTCTTTGACCAAGGCCATGCGCTGATCATAGTTCACCTGCCGCGTCTCCCCATGTGCTTGCTGCGCCTGACTCAACCTCGTCCTCCCAGCGTTCGCCATTGAGCCACGTGGTCGGGTGCGGAATGAAGCGGGGCTCGGTGCCTTCACTGCGGACATGATCGGCAAAGACATGACAGCCAGCGATGATGGTCTGAGCATCGGCAACCTTCAGCGATCTGGCAAAGGCAAGACGAGCGTGGCCCTTGCCAATCTTTCGAGGGTAATTTTTCCAGAAGGTTTCGAACAGTGTCAGAGTGACACTCGAAGTAGTTACACTTAGCTCAGAGTCTTTCTTTCTTCCTTCCTTCTTACTCTTAGCCTCTTCCTTAAGAGAGTATATATTACCTTCGGGTGTCATACTGACACTGGTAGAGCGGGTCATGGTGGTGTCCTCCAAGCAGATGAAACTGTAAGTTGTGGATCTTCGCCCCGCATCTCTGCGTATGAGTCCGTCCTCCTCGCACTTGCTTAGGGCGCGGATCACGGTACTTCTCGACATGCATGCTGTCTTGCAAATTGTTGGGATGCTGGGGAAGCAGCGACCATCGTGATCGGTGAAGCTGGCAAGAACCAATAGGACCAGCTTTTGCTGGTGCGACACTTCACCCCATGAGACGATGTGTCGCATGAGAAGCTCGGCATACATCAGGCAAAGCGGACGTAACGAGCGAACTTCTTTCCGGGGTCGCGAACCGTAAGGATTGCCATGCCCTCCTCTCTAAGCTCAGAGATTCGAGCAGCCAATCGAAAGCAACCGTACTCATTCAAGGCTTCAAGCGGAGTGATCCACCCCTTAGCCTTCAGGTGTGCTGCGATCTGTTCCTTCTGTGTCATTGATTTTCTCCATCATGCTGACAAAAGTTTCCTCAGATAAGATGACAAGAGTGCCGGGTTCCCCAGTTCTCCTCTTGTAAATTGCCAAGTCTCTTTGCTCCAACACAGTGAAGGGGCTGGGGAAGTTTGACTTGTCCCGGTATTTGATCTCACCTACCAATCGTCGGCCCAAGATTTCGATGGTGATGTCGCCTCTGTATTCTCCTCCGAGCGCCCCGCTGAGGGGCTGCCGCTTGACTGAGAGGCCGAGCCCCAAGAGCCAGTCAAGGATTTTACGTTCGTGGTAATAGCCCTTAGCTTTATTTTTGTGCGCCATGCGTCACTCCTGTAGCACTCGTCGCAGATAACGACGTGATCAGATGGGCCGTCTAAAAGGCATACAAAATACAATGGCTTACAGCCGCAAGACTTACAGTTTATAGACATGCAAACCAAATCCAATAGCGTCGAATTAGCTGAGCGCAGTGGTGGGGATCGAACCCACAGCCGCGTTAGCGGTCGGTTCCTTGGTTAAGTAGCCCGTGATCCATTCACGGTTCACCGCGCTCAAGAGGTAAACCCCAAACCCTGCCACGGGGTGCGCGGAATTGCGCAGAGGTTGCCCACTAGAAGGCGGTAGCCGCAGGGCTTACAGTTTATAG